ATCTAAGAAACTCATGCCTATATTGTTTTATCCGCAACAGTTCTTTGTAGTAAACTCCTCACTATAAAAGGCTTTTGGGGTTGTTGTGTCGTTAATAGTCAAAATTGCAACCCATCTACCTTCGGGCGCAGGAGTTATTAAAGTACCTACATCGCTAGTATAAAAACAAAAATTAGGAATCCCGTTTATTGTCAATCCTTCTACTTGAACCGCACTTGTAACCACAAAAGTAGTACCTGTAAAGTCATTATTCCCCCTAGTCTCGTGATAAACTAAAGATGTAACATATCCCCCCCAATCACTAAACAACTGAAATACGGGCACTTTGTTAGTCGGAACATACCAAAGACCAACAGAACTATTAAACTGCTCATTTAATGCGCTAAAAACATAATCTATTTTGTCATAAAATGGCAATCCTCCCCCGGGGTGACTTTTAGTAGAACGATTTATAGTGTGTAAGCTCATTTTAATATTATTATTAGTCAAGAAACATAGCCGCCACTTCAAAATCAGAGGCTTTTTCTTTGTCCGTTAAATCCTCAAAAGGGGTATTCATTAAGCGTTTCCATCTATCGGCTTGAGGCTTTAATATTACAAAATTTCCGTTCTTATCTCCTTTGTAGTCGGTTAATTCTGGGCATAAAGTGAACATGTATTTCATCCAATGCGCCCAAATATCGTGAGCGGCTTTGGCGTTTTTTTCTTGTTGTGTCATTTTAATAAATTATATCAAGTGTAATAAATCCGCTTTTAGGGTCAAATGAAGCTCTATCCAATTGACCATTTGTAAAGTTGTTGCCTATAAAACTGCTATAAGGTGCAAAGAAAAACATACAACAAATCGGTATTGTAATTCTTTGTAGCTTTTTAACTGGCTTTATTTTGCTAAATTGTTGATGTACAAAATTTAATTCTCCATTTGCAAAAGGTCGGTAGTACTTCCAAAACTTTTCATGCAAATTAGCCATTCCTTGAGCTACATTGGGTCTATATTCCCCTGTGATAGCCCCTAGTTCTGACCTTGCTCCACTTGGCGAAATAGTGCCGATAGGAGATAATGAGTCGGGGGTTATCATTACTAATCCATCATTAGGGTATTCGTCAGGGTCTTGAATTATGCTCTCTACTTCACTATAAAACCTATCCGTAATATACGACTTTTTGCCCGTTGCACAATCATTGTCAAAGTTAATGTCCACCCCTGTAAAGTCCACAGAACTATCAAGGCTTGGGAACTCCTTAGCCTTTGGTATGTCGCTATTATCGTAGCTATATTGATTTTTTAAAGCAGTCCATTTGCCTCCATCAATAGCGGTTAAATCTATAACCCCTTGATTGTTTAAGTCGTTGTAATGCTCAATAATTAGCCTCCTAGTGCCCTCATCTATTCGCCAAAAACAATTCAACCTTCCATTTACATAGCCTTCTAAAATATCCTTTAAGTTAACGTCCTCCCTTGTGGCAGGTTCGGAAGCGGTAGGTAGTTTTATGTCGCTAATTGCGTGGACTTGTATTCCTTCCGTACTTGATGGGCTTTGCCCTGTTACTGGATTCACTATGTCATTTAAGAAAATGCTTTGTAAATCTAATAATGAGCAATGTTTATTCAATCCGTAATTTATAACGTCTGTTAGTGGTCTGCCGTTCTTTAGTTCTATATTGGCTGTTCCTATTGAGTCTAAGTCATACCAAAAAGAAAGATTACCTGGAGGAGCGCTTGTCGCACTAGTTTGTATTAATATCCAATTGGGTCCCGAGAAAGCAGGATAAGGGGGGGTGCATCCTACTCCTACGCATACAGTTAAATCAAAGAGTACAGAACATACAGCAGGGTCTTCTAATTCAGGCGGTTTTCTTACCCATGTTGCCAGACCCGTAGCTGCGCACCCATCAGAATACAATTCCCACCCTGCCCCTGCAGGAGCTTGAGGTATTCCACCCTGACAATATGTAGTAGTTTTCACCCTGCCATATATAGAAAAGCCAAACAACGGAGTAAGCCCGTTGCAGGTTATAGCTGTCCCCCAAAGCGCTCGGTATCCAAAACCTTGCGCACCAGGTGGTACAGTAAACTCATAAAGCCCTGTACCCGTTTTCAAAGTAGAACTTACAACCTCTGGAACTTCTAAAAAATTAAAATTCCTATCGTAGTTATCTGTTAGGCATTTATAGAGGCTGTCGTGATGGGGCTTTATTTCAACCCTTTTCATATCATCGTCAAACTCACAATCTCTATTAGTGAAATACCCCTCAAATAGTACAAAAGTACCCTCTGAGCATATTTCTCTTACCGTTAAAGTTATTTTTTGGCAATCAGTATGCTGCTTAATATAGGCAAAAGCACCGTTTTTGTTGTCGAAATTTACACTACCATTTATTTCTTGGACATACTGATACGAACCCGATTCCTGAACTCGGACAGTATCAAAAGTAAAGCCCCCTGTATTGGATGGGCTGTACTCGTATTCGTTTAAATAGTACTTGTATATTGCCATTATTACTTTTTATCAAATTCGCTTTTCTCAATACTTGGATCTATACGCTTTGCAAGTTGGTAGCTTATCCAATCTAAATCGTGTCGGCAGTTGTAACCTCCTAAGTCTATAAGAATATTGTTATTTGCCTTTTTACCTTGCCAATCCAAATCATCCCAACTAAGGATAGTTTCCCTGTTGTAAACGTTACCTGCTCGCTCATCACAGAAAACACGTGTTGTTCTTATTTCTCCACCTGCATAAATCGCATAATTAAGATTCAATGCTTGGCTAAATTGCTCATCTAATCCCCTTGAATATGCTTGGAATTGGTCGTATCCATTTTGATAATGGTAAGACTTAATTAGTCCAAATTTATCCTCTTTGCCCTCTATTTGCTCTGTCAATAACTTCCCTACATCCACTAAGGATTGACTTGATGTTATGCCGTTCCTTATTGTTTGTTGTAAGGCTTTTGCTATTTGGTTATTGTCGAATAAATCATCAACAAAACCATTAATAATCAATTGCCCTCTTTCTAGTATCGCTTTTTCTTGGGCTGCCGTTGGCTCAAACTTATTATAATATTGCTCTGTTGCGCCTGTCAGTCCGTTAAATTGCTTATCGTAAAAGTCGAACATGGCAGAATTAACAACGTCCTTTATAAACTTCTTTAACCCTGTTGAACTATTGGTAAACTTTAAATTAGCATTTGAATTTAGTATCTTACCGTTTTTAATGTCAAGGCTTGGCAATAGTACTTTAAGGATATAATCATTTAGCTTTACCTCCAAAGAACTCGCCTTATCAAGTAGCCCCTTTTCACTACTCCTTAGAAGTGCGCTTCTTTTTCTTGCTATCTTGCTTAGTTCTGTTAGCTTTGGAGATGCCATTAATTAGCTGAGTTATTAGTCAAATTGTCTGTCGAAAAACTACCAATAGCACGAACACTATTACTAGCTACTGCCTTATCTGCAAACAATTGAGCTTTTGATTCTACTAATTTCTTTTGATTATTGTAATCCATCATCAAAAAAGTAAGGTCGTTGCTTACTATATCCTCTGTAATCTCTTTGAAATTCAAGTACAAAGCTTTTTGAATATCACTATCAGGAAGGGCTAATATAATACTTTGCTTAAGTTCTGGCTCTACGCTGCTAAACGGCAAAAACTTACGCATAGTAGTATAAACACTCATGTAAGCGCTATCTGTTCTATTCTGCTTAATTACAAGCCTCTTATTTATGTTTTCTATTACCTCAGGGCTTGCACCTGCTTTTTTGGCTTTATCCAACAGGGTTAATAAATAGTCCTCACTTTCAAGGTCATACTCATTCGTATAAATAAGCTGTCTTTCTAATCCATCAATACCCAAAGAATCTGCAATTGTATCTATTGTGAAAAGAAACAATCTTCTAGGGGCTTTTGTAAACTCAAACATAGCATCTTGAGCCGTATCGTAGTAGTTCGTTATTTGGGTAGCCGTTGCCATTCCTGACTGTTGATGCGAGATGTCCACCCCAAAAATAGACTCGGCTATCTTGGGAGCAAACTCCGCAACGTCTTCTTTTTGCTGCTTAACAATGTCAAAAGGTACATCTACATAGAAAACAAAATCTTTAGGGCTAATTACTATCTTCTCGCCATCTTGATTAGGTAATTGAACCTCTATTACATCTTGACTTGATGTATGAACTTGCTTACCTGTTCCACTACAACTAGGGCACGTTTCTTTATTAGGATGCAATGTACCACCTCTACAAATAGAGTGACTGGCTGTGTCCTGATAATCACAAGGGGTGTAGTATTGAATCTTTTGTAAGAAAGCGTGAAGGGTAAGGCTTAAATCGTACTCGCTCCCCCTGTTAACTAGCTGCTTATATTCAAAGGTTGCGTTATCCCAAAATGAAACATACGTTTTCTTGTTAGTTTCTTTGTCGTGGAAATAACCCATCCTTGTAATGGGCACTTTTTTTGTGTCAGAAGGTTGGAATACTACTAGATAGGTTTTGTTTTTTACCTTTTCAGTAGTGCCTATAAAATCCCCATTATCATCAATAAACGCCTCATAAAAATTGGTATTCTTTTG